TTACCCATTGGCGCGGCTTAAGAGCTTATTTTTGAATTCACAATGGTCACGATATAACCATCTTGCTCGCCCGTGGATAACTTTGGCTTTTGGCAGGTCGCCGGACTTAATCCGGTCATAGATGAAGGTCTTACCGAAGCCAGTATCAGCCATGATGAATTTCAAATCAACCAGTGAATCAGGTTGTAGTTCGTGTTGCATGAGTGCTATCTCCGAATAGGGAATCGAACCTGCAAATCAGGCAATAAAAAACCGCCATCAGGCGGCTTGGTGTTCTTTCAGTTCTTCAATTCGAATATTGGTTACATTGTTTTAATATATGAATAAATAAATTAGCTTTTTTCGTTGCCTTCGCGTTCTTTATTAATTTTAACAAACTCGTTTTTACCACGCTCTCCAAATGCGTCTTTAGAGTCGTTGTATCCGCAATCGCAGCACACATAATCACCAGACCATCCACGCATTGTTTTTTCTTTTGCAATATTTCCAGAACCGCATTTTGGACAAGACATATCACTACCTCCAAAGCATGAGTGAGATGACAACGTAACATTGATTGGAGATTAACAATAGATTGCTGATGTAAAAGATATGTATAAGCTTCGCTTTCAAAGTGGAGGCTCTGGTAGCGGCATCCAGTGTGACGGTTTCCACGACGCACCAGGAATTATCCAACCATCATTAGCGTCAGGATGCCCCGGTATGTAAGTCGCCCATTTCATTCGCCAGTCACCTTTCCTATCAAACTCCTTGGCAACAAGAACGGCTGTTTTGCTATCCGGCATTCGCTCACTACAGCTTATCCAACCATCCGGAGTTACCGGCACTGGCTTGGCGGTATAAAGCGGTGTTATATCTGCCCGAAAATTACATGCTTTATGCAGCCGCACCCACCGTTCGACTTCTGCTTTGTCAGAATACATACCAGTGAACGTGTTATATTCACGGTCAATTTGCGTGAAGGTTACCTTCCACGCCACCGGCTCTGCCTCAAGCGATGCCAGCGCAATTTCATAAGCACGGCGCTCAATATTGTCTCGAACGTCCAGACTGCCGATTCGCTCCCTGATTTCTTTAATCAGTTCTTTGTCGGTAAAAGTAGTCATGTGTTAGTCCTCATCCACTTCAACCCCATCTTTCAGCGTGATGCCGTGCCAATCATCAGCCCAACTGGTTAGCCCTGGCGCATCAATGCTAGGCATATAGACGCTTGCAGTGTGGTAGCCCTTATCGTTATCAATGCTGGCAACGTGCTCGCCGTTGTATGCGCTCAGCGTGTCCAGGACGCTATAAAACTTTCCTCCGGCTGCCCTGAAATCCTTTACAGCCTTCACAAGGCGATTCCACGCTTTTTCCTGTTCTGGCGTCAGGTCGATTAATTCCTGCAAAGTTGCCATATCACCCTCCTTTGATGCTAGTGGTCATGCTGCGTTTCCTTCTTTCTTATTAACAATTACACCGTCATATATTTCATTAAGGTGTCCTCTTAGCTCCATGCGCCTTAATGCAGATAACATGTAATCGCATTCAACCTGCTTATTCCCAGTAAATGGCTTATAGTCAGGATTACCCCAACAGCAATTACCCCTGGGCCATCCATGTACTTTCCGTACTCTTCCGTTAACAACGTGAAGTAATCCCCAGCCGGGAGGTAAATCCTCAACTGAAATAATTTCCGGCTCACTAATAAAGAATCGCCAGTCGCCCATGCCAAGTGAGGGATTTTTACGGAAACGCTTTTTTCTATCTGCCAACAAGTCAGCACGAGAACACTTCGCCTCTATCAGGCATGATGCTGAATTTCTGAATCCCATAGCATCTGGCTGTTCTCCGGTACTGGTTACAGCAACAAAGCGGTCATGAAAGCAAACCTTGAACCCGTTGCGCTTAAGGAACTTGTACGCAATCTGACAGAGTTCGTGGTGTGTTAACGCCATATCACTTTCCTTTCCCATGTTGTCATGTGTTAGTCCTTATCCTGCTGTGCTTTCAACTGATGAGGGGAATAAAATCTTTTCATCAAATCCGGCATTCATATCATGGACAGCAACACACCAATCCATCGACGAACGATTATCAAGAGCCTCCATGATTTCATCCATGCGGCGCAGGTCATACAGGTAAATGCTTTTATCGCCAATGGTGTAAAAACCAATTTTTTTCGGTGATGGGCAGCGATCAAGAACGTCCTGTAATTCGTTCAACCATGCCCGTTCTTTTTTTGTTAAAGTTGCCATATCACTCTCCTTTGATGCGAATGTCAGCGACGCGTAATGCGTGTTCTAGGTCAATCAGGTAAAGCCAACTGCCATTTTCTTTAGGTATCATGACTTGTCGCTCATCTGCATTTATCGGGTGTCCATATCGAAGGTCGTAGCGAGTCGGTAATTGAACTTCCCGCGCTTCCAGTTCAGCAATACGCTTGCACCCATCAGAGATAACTCCCTCGTAATACTCGCGCTGCTCGTTGAGTTTTGATTTTGCTGCTTCAAGCTCAACGCGCAGTTTCCCAACCGTAAGCGCAATATCCTCGTTCTCCTGGTCGCGGCGTTTGATGTATTGCTGGTTTCTTTCCTGTTCATCCAGCAGTGCCAGCACGGTAGCCGGGTTAGCCTCTGCTATGAATTCAGCGTTTGCATAAGCCTGAGCATCTGTTTCAATCAGGCAGTTAACATGACATTCCGCAATCACGCCACCGGGTTCTCCTTTCCATTTTTGACAAACAAAAACTCCTGTTAAATTGCCGTGTTGGTTAACAGATGTATGCCCTACGATGTAGCTTCCTTTAGTTGCTTTCTCTGCCTTTTCACGCAGTGCCTGATAATTAATTTCGCTCACTTCGAACCTCTCTGTTTACTGATAAGCTCCAGATCCTCCTGGCAACTTGCACAAGTCCGACAACCCTGAACTGCCAGGCGTCTTCGTTCATCTATCGCCACACTCACAACAATGAGTTGCGGATACAGTCTGGTAGTTCAGGCGACGCATTTTTATTGCTGTATTGCGCTGTAATTCTTCAATTTCTGATGCTGAATCAATGATATCTGCCATCTTTCATTAATCCCTGAATTGTTGGTTAATACGCTTGAGGGTGAATGCGAATAATAAAAAAGGAGCCTGTAGCTCCCTGATGATTTTGCTTTTCATGTTCACCGTTCCTTAAAGACGCCGTTTAACATACCGATTGCCAGACTTAAGTGAGTCGGTGTGAATCCCATCAGCGTTACCGTTTCGCGGTGCTTCTTCAGTACGCTACGGCAAATGTCATCGACGTTTTTATCCGGAAACTGCTGTCTGGCTTTTTTGATTTCAGAATTAGCCTGACGGGCAATGCTGCGAAGGGCGTTTTCCTGCTGAGGTGTCATTGAACAAGTCCCATGTCGGCAAGCATAAGCACACAGAATATGAAGCCCGCTGCCAGAAAAATGCATTCAGTGGTTGTCATACCTGGTCTCTCTCATCTGCTTCTGCTTTCGCCACCATCATTTCCAGCTTTTGTGAAAGGGATGCGGCTAACGTATGAAATTCTTCGTCTGTTTCTACTGGTATTGGCACAAACCTGACTCCAATTTGAGCGAGGCTATGTGCCATCTCGATACTCGTTCTTAACTCAACGGGAGATGCTTTGTGCATACAGCTCCCCGTTTATTATTTATCTCCTCAGCCAGCCGCTGTGCTTTCAGGGGATTTCGGATAACAGAAAGGCCGGGAAATACCCAGCCTCGCTTTGTAACGGAGTAGACGAAAGTGATCGCGCCTACCCGGATATTATCGTGAGGATGCTTCATCGCCATTGCTCCCCAAATACAAAACCAATTTCAGCCAGTGCCTCGTCCATTTTTTCGATGAACTCCGGCACCATCTCGTCAAAACTCGCCATGTACTTTTCATCCCGCTCAATCACGACATAATGCAGGCCTTCACGCTTCATACGCGGGTCATAGTTGGCAAAGTACCAGGCATCTTTTCGCGTCACCCACATGCTGTACTGCACCTGGGCCATGTAAGCCGACTTTATGGCCTCGAAACCACCGAGCCGGAACTTCATGAAATCCCGGGAGGTAAACGGGCATTTCAGCTCAAGGCCATTGCCGTCACTGCATAAACCATCGGGAGAGCAGGCGGTGCGCATACTTTCGTCGCGATAGATGATCGGGGATTCAATAACATTCACGCCGGAAGTGAATTCAAACAGGGTTCTGGCGTCGTTCTCGTACTGTTTTCCCCAGGCCAGCGCCTTAGCATTAACTTCCGGAGCCACACCGGTGCAAACCTCAGCCAGCAGGGTGTGGAAGTAGGACATTTTCATGTCAGGCCACTTCTCTCCTGAGCGGGGCTTTGCTATCACGTTGTGAACTTCTGAAGCGGTGATGACGCCGAGCCGTAATTTGTGCCATGCATCATCCCCCTGTTCGACAGCTCTCACGTCGATCCCGGTACGCTGCAGGATAATGTCCGGTGTCATGCTGCCACCTTCTGCTCAGTGGCTTTCTGTTTCAGGAATCCAAGAGCTTTCACTGCTTCGGCCTGTGTCAGTTCTGACGATGCTCGAATGTCGCGGCGAAATATCTGGGAACAGAGCGGCAATAAGTCGTCATCCCATGTTTTATCCAGGGCGATCAGCAGAGTGTTAATCTCCTGCATGGTTTCATCGTTAACCGGGGTGATGTCGCGTTCCGGCTGACGTTCTGTAGTATATGCAGTATTTTCGACAATACGCTCGGCTTCATCCTTGTCATAGATGCCAGCAAATCCGAAGGCCAGGCGAGCACACTGAATCATGGCTTTGTGCCGTAACATCCGTTTGGGATGCGACTGCCACGGTCCGGTGATTTCTCTGCCTTCGCGGGTTTTGAATGGTGCGCGGCGACATTCATCCATCCACTCGGTAACGCAGATCGGGTGATTGCGATCTTTGCGGTAAATCCGGCATGTACAGGACTCATTGTCCTGCTCAAAGTCCATGCCATCAAACTGCTGGTTTTCATTGATAATGCGGGACCAGCCATCAACGCCAACCACCGGAACGATGCCGTTCTGCTTGTCAGGGAAGGCGTAAATTTCTTTCGTCCAGGGATTAAGGCCGTACTGGTTGGCGACGATCAACAATGCGATAAATTGCGCATCGCTGGCATCACCTTTAAATGCCGTCTGGCGAAGAGTGGTGATTAGTTCCTGTGGGTCGACAGAATCCATGCCGACACGTTCAGCCAGCTTCCCTGCCAGCGTTGCGAGTGCTGTACTCATCCGTTTTATACCTCTGAATCAATATTAATTTGGTGACGGGCGATGGTTTCAGCCATGTAGCGGATGTGTTCTGCCATGCGTTCCTGAAAATCGACATCGTCATCAAATGCACGGGAAATAGCTTTTTTGCTGGCCCCGTGACGTTGCAGATTATCGATGCATAGCGATTCAAACAGGTGTTGGGGCAGGCCTTTTTCCATATCGTCTGCCAGTTCTGCCTCTTTCTCTTCACGGGCGATCTGCTGGTAGTGACGCGCCCAGCTCTGAGCCTCAAGACGATCCTGAATGTAATAAGCGTTCATGGCTGAACTCCTGAAATAGCTGTGAAAATATCGCCCGCGAAATGCCGGGCTGATTAGGAAAACAGGAAAGGGGGGTTAGTGATTCAGGCCGTTACCGCGTCCGTCGAGAAAAACTTCTACGAGCAAATCACGGGTATAAGTGCGCTCGATGCCGCGATGCAGATAAAGCCGCCCGCGTAAATTAGCTGATGCAGTCCAGGTACCATCTTTGTGTTTGACCAGCATTCCTGGCATGACCGCGCCGCGATTAACGGTCTGTGTTCCGTAATGTTGATGAACCATAAAAACTCCTGCCCGTAAGCTGGGCTGCTGAACATATAGAGACTTCTGCGCGTATTCAGGCGGTGGATGGCCGCCGGTTGTCATAACTAAGCCGCCTCGTTGAAGCGACTGAGGTATGAAATGTTGAGTTAATTTCAGCTGGTCACACCGACGTTCACGCGTCCGTTTCACCCCTCGCACTCCCCGAAGCCTGCTGAAATTCAAACTGCGGATCTAAGCGGTCATCGCAACGGTGAATCAGGTGGTTGCCGTATCGTTGTGTTGTTGCGATATGGTGATAATAGCCATTGCTATTGGGGGGGGTATCAATACTTATTGCTATTGACTGATGTGTTTTGATATTAAATGTTTGATAGCAAAAAGAATTAATTTTGTGACTTGCATCGCATAGCGATAACTGAAGCAGGGATGTGGTGGTTTTTTGAGCGGTGTGTGATGAGGGGAGGGGACAAAAGAAAACCCGGCACGGTGGCCGGGTTATTAATTAAATTAGTCAGTTTTTTCTACTGTAACATAGAGGCAGCATTCAGCATCTTTTCGTAATATGAACGCATGTCTTCTTTGCTATATGCGTTGATAAGATTATCAGCGTGTTTTTCCAGTAGATTTAGCTGCTGTTTTGCTGACTTTTCTTGTGCTGTCGTTTCAGCGGCAAAAATTACAAATGAATCAATATTTGAATTGTATAATTCGTAGGCTTTAGTAATTGTTAAAACACTTATCGCAGCTTCACCCATTTGTTTTTTTATATTTTCAGAACGAAAATCTAATGTTTCTGTAAGATGGTATTTGCCATTTTTTAACAAAAAATCTGCAACTAACCCTTCTTCATTACTAATTGGATAATTAGCTACGATTTTATGTTGGGAAAGATCTTCAAAATACTTACTGAAAATTCCATGTTGTATAAAGGTGGATTTTAATTCAGAAAAAACCTTTTTTTTCAACTGTTTATGTGGCTGTTTTTGTGGGTTTACTAACCGATTCATTAGATCAGTAACTTTAGCTTCGTAATCTTCGTTGGCTTGAAGAGTGAACATGCCAAATGACGATAACGATAATGCTCCCTTAAAAAGACAAGGAAGAAGTTCAGCATTGTTGATTTTTTGTGACAAATCAAAAAGCGAGGTCGAAAGATCCTCTAAGTAATCTAAGGTAAGATCTTTGTCAATCGCTTTAAGTTTTGAAACTGAATTGAGCATACGTACGTCTATGTCAGAGTCATGGTAAACGATCAAACCAACGTTAATCGTTTCACCTTTCTCTAAGTTCGGTGTAACTCTGATTAAGCTGTATTTGAAAGTTTTCAAGATGTTATCTCCAGTCTTATGGCATTTAGCCTATCGATTCGCTCCTCGCTGTCCCACCACTTCAAAAAATACTCCTTATGCATTGGTGGCATCCATGCTTCAGGCATAGAGTTAAGTATATCAGATATAGCCTCAACTCCAATTTTTTCAATTTTGTCAAGGACAGATAATGCGCACTTTCTCAGATCATCAGTGTCGCCAATGAATTGTTTAGCAATCGTCCAGTTTGTTGTTGTACTGGAGTCTGTTGGTAGTATATGAGGGGTATTTCGTGGCCAGCCTATAACAAAAGAGCTTAGACTAAAATCGAATGTTTTAACTATAACATTGCCTCGGGTGTTTTCCATGTATAAGTAGTTGTTGAGGTGTCTGTCAATGTTATATACAAACTGATCAAATGCATAAATTGCCCAGAGTTGCTTCTTTAAGGATTCAGAAGCATTTGAGAGCAAATTTATCCATTGAGGACTATTGAGACCAGATTTCCAGGCTGAAAACTCTATGCGAGAGCCAAAAACATACTCCCCATTAGCAATACACTTGAGAATTTTGCACACAGGTGTAGCGATGCCGCATTTTTCAGCTAAATTTGTGCAAAACCATTCCGCTGCCGGTACTTGAGTTGGGTTTTGTACAGGAAAAGGTGGGGTGGAGCGCATGCTTTTAACTGCATATTCCATTTCATCAGTGGCAATAGCGAAACCAGAAAGGTGTGCTGTGCCTAAGCTTGAAGGTGTATATTCATGAAATTCTAATTCAAACAAACTTCCTTGCTCTGGTTTCACTTCATCAGTGTTTGACTCTTGTTCTTTCGTCATCAACTTTTTTCCCCAAATCGAAGACATGCGGACCTCTTAAATTTGAACAACATCATAATGATTAGCTAATCCGCTACCCATGCTTCCTATACGTCTGCGGCATGCTCCCAATAACCTTACCGAAGATGAACACCCGGTTCATCTCGTCTTTCTCGATCGGGTCCCACGGTGAGTAGCTCTTGTTATCAGAGATAACCAGCAGCTTATCCTTCATCATTTGCAGACGCTTTACATGGGCTGTGTCGTCGTACAGAAACGCATAGATACCATCACCGTCGAAAGATTTAACCGTGATATCAACGAACAGCAGATCACCTGGTTCGATCGTTCCTGACATGCTGTCACCACGCACGTTAATGATGCGGATATTTTCCGCCTTCCTGCCATCGAACATGTGACGAGCATCGTCAAACGAGTACTCAACCGAGCGTAGAACTTCTACAAACTCACGGTTGATTACACCCGGCCCGGCACTGACTTCTATATCAAGAACGTCAATTTTGAAGTATTTGGAATGGCTGACAGCAGGCTTCCCTGATTGTTGACCGTCATTTCTCATCGGGCCTATGCCTGATGAGAGCCATTCTGTTCGAACACCCAATGCATTAGCTATTTCAACAATTTTTGTTGAGCCGCGCGCGTTGCCGCTTGTCAGTCTCCAGATTGTGGGTTGAGCTACGCCAGACGCCTTTGCAAGAGCGCCTTGAGACATTCCAGATTGTTCCATCGCTAGGTTTAAGCGATCAGCAAGAGTTTCTTTTTTCATAAGTTTTAATTTATACGCTTGCGTATTGATGGTCAAAACACGTTTTGCTATTGCTTGGATTAATACGCATTGCTATTATTCATTCATTGCAATACCAATAGGAATTGATAATGACAAATCAAACCATTCAACTCGCAATCAGTATTACAGGTAGTCAAAAACGACTGGCAGATCTATGCGGTGTAGCCCAACCCACTGTTTGGCGTTGGCTACACGGTGGCGGAATTGATGCCCGCTATGTAATGAAAATTGTCTCAGCCACTGGTGGAAAGATTAAACCAGCAGATATTCGTCCCGACCTCGCACCATTGTTTAACGCGAGTAATTCTGCCGCCTAAACTGCGGCGTTAACTGATAAGGCAATGACTATGCAACCACTTACATACCAACAGACTAGCGGATTTATCCCGACTGCGGTGATAAATCGTTCTCAAATAAAACAGGTGCCAGGCCACGAAAAAATCCGTGATGCCATCCGCGCCTGGTCGGCTGTAGATAATCAGGATGTCGTTGCCGCACTCATTGTGAATGAGTATCGAGCACAGGGCGGCGGCACTATCGATTTTTCTGATGATGTCAGTCGTGCACGCCAGAAGCTGTTCCGCTTTCTCGATAACAAATTCGATTCTGAAAAATACCGAAATAACGTGCGTGAACTGACTCCAGCAATTCTGGCAGTACTACCGCTGAAATATCGCGGCCACCTGGTTGAGCAGGATAGCTTCCTGGCTCAGCTGGCTGAAATGGAAAAGGAACTCAGTGAGGCAAAACAGGCTGTCATTCTCAACGCACCACGCCACCAGAAACTGAAGGAGATGAGTGAAGGCATTGTGTCGATGTTTCGTGTGGACCCGGATTTGGCTGGTCCACTGATGGCGATGGTCACCACCATGCTGGGGGCAATATGACAGGTTCAGAAATGGCGAAAGCCGGTCTGCGCGAACAGAACCGACTTTCAGGTGCAAATCGTAACACACTCATTGCGGGAGGAATTATGGCAAACACTGCTGAGATATTCAATTTTCCAGTGCCGGATGTGGCACAAAAGGAGCCGCGCGTGGCAGATCTCGATGATGGTTATACGCGCATTGCAAATGAGTTGCTGGAAGCTGTAATGCTGGCCGGATTAACACAGCACCAGCTTCTGGTCTTCCTGGCTGTCATGCGCAAAACATATGGCTTTAATAAAAAACTGGATTGGGTGAGCAACGAGCAACTTTCCGAGTTAACCGGGATATTGCCGCACAAGTGTTCTGCTGCAAAAAGCGTTCTGGTAAAGCGTGGGATTTTTATTCAGAGTGGGCGGAATATCGGCATTAATAATGTGGTCAGTGAATGGTCAACATTACCCGAATCAGGTAAGAAAAATAAAGTTTACCTGAAAGAGGTAAATTTACCTGAATCAGGTAAGAAAAGTTTACCCAAATCAGGTAAAGGCGTTTACCCGAATCAGGTAAACACAAAAGACAAACTAACAAAAGACAATATAAAACCTTTTTCGTCCGAGAATTCTGGCGAATCCTCTGACCAGCCAGAAAACGACTTTCCTTTGGAGAAACTGGATGCTGCAATTCAGAGCGGCAGCAAGTGGGGGACAGCAGAAGACCTGACCGCCGCAGAGTGGATGTTTGACATGGTGAAGACCATCGCGCCCTCAGCCAGAAAACCGAATTTTGCAGGGTGGGCTAACGATATCCGCCTGATGCGTGAACGTGACGGACGTAACCACCGCGACATGTGCGTGCTGTTCCGCTGGGCATGCCAGGACAACTTCTGGTCCGGTAACGTGCTGAGCCCGGCTAAACTTCGCGACAAGTGGACCCAGCTCGAAATCAATCGTAACAAACAACAGGCTGGCGTGACAGCCGGAAAACCAAAACTCGACCTGACAAACACTGACTGGATTTACGGGGTGGATTTATGAAAAACATCGCCGCACAGATGGTTAACTTTGACCGTGAGCAGATGCGCCGGATCGCCAACAACATGCCGGAACAGTACGACGAAAAGCCGCAGGTACAGCAGGTAGCGCAGATCATCAATGGTGTGTTCAGCCAGTTACTGGCAACTTTCCCGGCGAGCCTGGCTAACCGGGACCAGAACGAACTGAACGAAATCCGCCGCCAGTGGGTTCTGGCTTTCCGGGAAAACGGGATCACCACAATGGAACAGGTTAACGCAGGAATGCGCGTAGCCCGTCGGCAGAATCGACCATTCCTGCCATCACCCGGGCAGTTTGTAGCCTGGTGCCGGGAAGAAGCATCCGTTATTGCCGGACTACCAAACACCAGCGAGCTGGTTGATATGGTTTACGAGTATTGCCGGAAGCGTGGCCTGTATCCAGATGCAGAGTCTTATCCATGGAAATCAAACGCGCACTACTGGTTGGTTACCAACCTGTACCAGAATATGCGGGCCAATGCGTTGACTGACGCGGAATTACGGCGCAAGGCTGCCGATGAACTGTCCTGTATGAACGCGCGAATTAACCGTGGTGAGGCTATACCTGAACCAGTAAAACAACTTCCTGTCATGGGCGGTAGACCTCTAAATCGTGCACAGGCTTTGGCGAAGATCGCAGAAATCAAAGCTAAGTTCGGACTGAAAGGAGCAAGTGTATGACGGGCAAAGAGGCAATTATTTATTACCTGGGGACGCATAAGAGCTTCTGTGCGCAGGACGTTACCGCGGTAACAGGCGCAACAGTAACCAGCATAAATCAGGCTGCGGCTAAAATGGCGCGGGCAGGAATCCTGGTCATTGATGGTAAGGTCTGGCGAACGGTGTATTACCGGTTCGCTACCAGAGAAGAACGGGAAGGAAAGGTGAGCACGAATCTGATTTTTAAGGAGTGTCGCCAGAGTGCCGCGATGAAGCGGGTGTTGGCGGTATATGGGAGGACTACAGCATAAGCATAACTTATGGATTATATGGAAAACTGGTAATTATGCTCTTTTCTTATGAAAATAAAGAGAAGTTTTCGCTGGCGTTTTATTTGTTCTGTTTTTTCTTGCGGGTTATTCTGATTTGTTTTGATTTGATTTTTTCTGACAAAAGTAGGGAAAAAATATGTCGCAAGTACTTTCTGTCTTTACCTCCTAAATTACATTCTCTATCAAATGTTGCCATAGTTATGACCCCAGTTTTATATAGTGTTTCAGCAATTTTTCTGTAGTTTTTTTCTCGCAAAATTGAAGAGTTTTTCTTTGCTGTATTTTCAAGGCTATCTCCTTGTGGTTTAAGACTATTTGGGCCAAAAAACGTTGTGGATACTGCTGCACTTGTTGTCCGTTTTTTTTGGCCCATTTGGATAGTACTTGGGAGAGGCATGATTTTAATACGCATATAAATAACTCCTCTATCAATTGGATTTTGGGAAAATGTTAACATTAATCATGATTAAGGAGTAATTTTAAATCTTCCAATAAAATTTGTTTAAACTCTTGTGTTCTATGATCGATATACAACGCAAGTTTGCTTGCATTATCTTCCAGGTCACGTATCTCTCTGTCACCTCGAATAAACCCAACTAAATTTAAACGTTTAGATAGTTCAGAACTTCCTTCTATGGCATCTTGGAGTATTTGAATGATTTCTGAATTCATTGAGCGCCCGTTTCGTTTGGCTCGTTCAGCTATAGCTTCACGCATCCCATCGGGGAAACGGAGGTTAAACTTATCGTAGTCTTTTACTTGTTTGTCAGCCATTGGAACCCCCAAAAAAATGAATGGTGCCATATTGCCACATCAATTCAATGGTGGCATTATGGCCTCATGGTGTCATTGTGGCCTCATGAGGTTATGTCAATGGAAAAGAAAGAGGTAAAAATTACCCTTCGCTATCCGCAAAAAGTGAAGGATGAATTCAAGCGAATTGCTCAGGAGGAAGGGATGTCTGAGAACGCAGCTATTGTTCAGGCGCTTGTATGGGCATTGAAATTTAGAGCACGGATACATGCTCGCTAGAAACAGCGAAGCCCCACTGGCGGCAACCTTAGGGGCTTCTATCGAAAATAACCGCGAAGGAAATATCGACATGAGTATTGTAGCAACATCAGATCTGAACTTCCAAGGTGAAGCACTAGTGCCAGTGGCAAATATTGCCGGAATATGGCTAACTTCATCCAACCTAGCAAGAGCACTGAAGTATTCGAATAGTCGCGCAGTCACGATGATTTACAACAAATATGCTGACGAATTTTCCAGTAGTATGACTAGAGTGCTTGAAGTCAGTACCTCAGAGAATGATGTCGAGGTACTTGATCTGAGTACCTCGAAAAGTACTCGAAACTTGAAGAAGAAAGTACGTGTTTTCTCTCTCCGCGGAGCCCATTTGATCGCCATGTTCGCCCGCACTCCTGTAGCCAAAGAGTTCCGCCGTTGGGTTCTGGATATTCTCGATCGAGAAGTTCAACAATCCCCAATCATAAAACAATTCACTGATAACGAACTTTGCACACTTGCTTGGTTATGGCGAGCAGGGGATGTGATGTTAACCGCCTGCCAGAATGTTACTCCACTTCTTCAGGTTGCGGAGCACCGCGAAGCTGGTCGCTTTACTTCTATCGGGCAAGAATATCCCCAGATACTACATAAGGCGCGCGAAATCCTTGCCAGAGAAACGGCACATGTAAAACTCCAGCCTTGGCAGGATAATAAGTGGAGCAGGGTGTTGCCATATTTCCGTCAGAATCTGTTGCAATAAAGTCACTAGTTAGAAATACTGCCAGCATTCTACGATAACGGAAGTGCTGGCATTTTTTGGGGTAATGTGCGAGTCCATTTCATAAAATACGGGGGCTGTAAACTGGACGAAATAATCTAAAAGATACCATTACCAGTAGCATTTAAATCGCTATGTGCCGATACGGATAAAATTATATTGATTGTTCACATACCTTATTGGATATTACTGAGGGGTATTTATATAAGGTGTAACGATAATGTGGAACTTTGACAGTGCCGACTTAAGTGCAATAGCAGCAGGCATTTCTGCGTTTGGCACATTAGCCGCAGCGGGGTCGGCGCTTGCAAGTTGGTACACGTCAAAAAAAGCGCTGCAGCTACAAAATAGAGTTTACCTTTATGAGTCTTTAAAGGCTTGCGCTGAGAGAGCCAATACATCAGCTAAAGATAAGCGCGGATCTGAATGGAGCGTTAATGATGCAGCGGATATCATCAGGTGCCTGGTACGGGCGATGGAGATCATCAAGCAGGATAGCCAGCAGAAAGAAGGTAATCAGGCATTAATGTTGAAACAGTACTTTGTTAATCTGCTAATAATGGAACTGTACGAGGAAGTTCATAACGGTGATGCGGCTGTTTCTGTTTTTAAAAGTACGGAACCTACACAAGTACTTGATAACTTATGGAACAAATGGCAGGAGGCTATAGCTTTTTTTGATATTTGGAATTACCCAGTTGTGACTGAGGAAGACTTGGCAGACTAATTTTCAGCACATTTGATTTCCCATAATCAACCAGCCATAATCATGCCATTGGAGCTTGAACAACTCCGGTGACTTCTGCGCTAAACGGGGACGTTTATGCGCACATACAATCTAAACTCTCTTCTCCCTTCACAGATGCAGAAATGCATCTGCGATTCTCTGCATCCAACGTTTGACCTCTGCGGAGGTGAAGCGTGAACCTCCCACAAGACGGCATCAAATTACATCGCGGCAACTTCACCGCTATCGGCCAGCAGATCCAGCCTTATCTGGAGGACGGAAAATGCTTTCGCATGGTGCTTAAACCGTGGCGTGAGAAACGCAGTCTTTCCCAGAATGCACTCAGCCACATGTGGTACAGCGAAATCAGTGAATACCTCATCAGCAGGGGGAAATCGTTCGCTACCGCAGCATGGGTAAAAGATGCTCTCAAACACACATATCTCGGTTATGAAACCAAAGACCTGGTTGATGTCGTAACCGGTGATATCACCACTATCCAGTCGTTACGCCATACCTCCGATCTTGATACCGGAGAGATGTATGTCTTCCTGTGTAAGGTTGAAGCCTGGGCGATGAATATTGGTTGCCACCTGACTATTCCACAGAGCTGCGAGTTTCAGCTGCTGCGCGACAAGCAGGAGGCGTAATGGCTACACCGCTTATTCGTGTCATGAACGGACACATCTACAGAGTACCAAATCGTCGTAAGCGTAAACCTGAGCTGAAGCCATCCGAAATACCAACACTGCTCGGATATACCGCCAGCCTGGTTGATAAAAAATGGTTGCGACTGGCAGCAAGGAGGAGTCATGGCTGATTTGAGAAAAGCAGCGCGTGGTCGGGAATGCCAGGTAAGAATCCCTGGCGTATGTAATGGCAACCCTGAAACGTCTGTACTGGCACATATCCGGCTGACTGGATTGTGCGGCACCGGTACGAAACCGCCAGACCTGATTGCCACCATTGCATGTTCTGCCTGCCACGACGAAATCGACCGCCGCACGTATTTTGTTGACGCTGGATATGCAAAAGAATGCGCGCTGGAAGGTATGGCGAGAACGCAGGTTATCTGGCTGAAAGAGGGGGTAATTAAGGCGTGAATACTTACCACATCACACTACCCTGGCCGCCGAGCAATAACCGCTACTACCGCCATAATCGAGGGCGCACGCACATCAGCGCAGAAGGGCAGGCATACCGCGATAACGTCGCCCGAATCATTAAAGGCTCAATGCTGGATATCGGTCTGGCTATGCCTGTGAAAATCCGCATTGAGTGCCACATGCCGGATCGCCGTCGCCGTGACCTGGATAATCTGCAAAAAGCCGCTTTTGACGCACTCACTAAAGCAGGTTTCTGGCTGGATGATGAGCTGGTCGTTGATTACCGCGTTGTGAAGATGCCTGTTACCAAAGGTGGGAAGCTGGAACTGACCATCACTGAACTGGGAGATGAATGATGTTTGAGTCTTATATGGCAGAACGTCTTCGCCGCCGCTGGGTGCGCCTGCGCTTATATCGTTTCCCCGGTTCTGTTTTGACCGATTACCGAATACTGAAGAGTTACGCCAAAACCCTGACAGGAGCAGGAGTATGAAGTCAGAGATAACAATCAACTAATACTGTTTTGTTGATTTTTGCTTGTAATTGGCGTTCTGGTCTGATTTTTGTGGAGTAAGTTGATGCGTGATATTCAGATGGTTCTTGAGCGTTGGGGAGCGTGGGCTGCAAGTGGTAACACCGGGGTGGACTATTCTCCGATCGCTGCCGGATTCAAAGGACTTTTACCATCTGCCACTAAACCACGTCCGGCCTGCTGCGATGATGACGGACTTATCATTGAAAACTGTCTTGCTCGTCTGAAGCAGAAAAAACCTGAGGAGTATTCGCTTCTCATTGCTCATTATTTGTTGCGAATATCAAAAAGACAGATAGCCAGGACGAGAAAGAAAAGCGAAAAAGCAATACGAATTGAGATGCAGATAGCCGAAGGGTTTATTGACGGATGTTTGTCTGTGCTGGGGGTAAGACTGGAGATGGACGACTGGCTGCTAAAAAAGTAAAAAATGATTAGTGCGGTCCGCAAAAAGTATGTCAGTATGTTAAGAGTGGTTACTTCGCCACACAGCTTAAACCCGCCGCGAGCGGGTTTTTTTATGGCTGAAATCGGTCCAGTACAGTAAACGTGCTGGTGGCGGTGAATACCTGTCTTTCAGCTTGCTGGCTTTTTCGACAAGAGTTATTGGTGTGTCACGTTAACCGGAAAAGGGAAAAAGACATGCTAAAACAGCAGGATATGACAGAAACCGCCAGAGTGGTGTTTAATGAATTAAGCGTTAACGACCCGGCGACAGTCGGGGAGATTGCGCAGAATACTTACCTTTCACGCGAACGCTGCCAGTTAATACTGACCCAGCTGGTTATGGCGGGTCTGGCAGACTATCAGTTCGGTTGTTACAGACGCCTTCCGCAGTGA